AGAGTAACAAAGTCATCAGCAGTGAATGTAGCAGTACTAGCACCAGCACCAGTTAATCTTAAAGCATATACAGCACTTGCTTTATCTAATTCTAAATTTTCAGTAGAATTATATGCTTCAGGATTTTGAACAATCCCTACACGAGCAAATTCTTGTCCTGTTATAAAATCAGGGTTCTCAGTATCATTTTCAATTCGAGCATAAACTAGAGCATTTTTTGCTCCTAGTTCTCTATAAATGTCAGCACCGTGTCCACCTTGAGGAGGAATAATAACATTAAAGGCAGCTGGACTGGAACCAGTAGGAACTCCACCTTCTGCTAAATCCAATGTTCCAAAACTATAATTAGATCCCCCCTTGGAGACAGTAACTGATTCTACTTTGGAAGAACTATTGATAACCACAGTTGCTTCTGCACCTTGACCATCACCATTGATAGGTACTTTGGTATAAGTTTGATTAGCAGTTCCTAATCCAACACCTCTATTTGTAATAGTAACAATCTTAAGTTGACCACTAGTAGACGCATTATCTCTTACTGCAGCATCAGTACTATTAGTTGCCCAATCTGCAGGAACAGGCATAAAGTCTGTAGAATCAAATTTTACAATATCACCTGGTTTAATAGTATACAAATATTTCCACACATATCCATCACCACTACTTCCTGCTGCTCTTGGTTCTAAATCAGTAAATGTTGGTTGATCTAATGATGCTTTTCCTTCTGGGTTATCGGGATCCGTTCCATTCTGAAGACAAATATAAACTTTGTAATCTTCATTTACCACAAAATAATTTGCAGCATATAATGTAATTGCATTAGAAGGTTTAGAAGGATTTTCTGCTTGAATATCATTCCTATACATGTCATAGGTAATACCTGATGCCCATGTATTCTTCTTAACAACTTGCTTTACATCTGTTGTATCTACCTTTTTCAAGGCTATCATTGTATCCCAATATTCATTCTCTTGATTAAAACTATCCCGTGGATCAGGTGGAGTCGTATTCCAATCAGAATCAACCTGCGTAGCATTAGGCAAACCAATCCATGTATAAAATGAATTAGTTGTCGATGCTACACTGGCAACAAAATCTTTAGTATTTAATATACGAAGTTGATCAGTTATAATTGCAGCCATTTTGCGATAGTTTTTTTACTTATTTATCAAAGATTGTTAAGCAGAATAATCTTGAGATTTTAGAGGAGTAACTCTACTAACCACTGCGGATGTAGAGATGCCAGTAAATCCGTTTTGCGTGTATGCAGTAAAGGATGTAACTGACGTACCAGGTCTAGAACCAAGTGTTATTCTTCCCCATGAGAAACTTCCAAACAACTCACTCACACCCACTCCAGATAGAGAATTGAAACTAGAAACACTAGTCGTTACTCTAGCCACATATGTATTAGCAATACCAGGTACTGAAGTTTGTGCAACAGAAACTGCAGCAACTTCATATACATTATCTAGGAAGGTAGTTCCTATTCCTAAGACTGATCTATTCTGATAGATCGATGTTACACCATTTCCAATATTACTATTAGAAACTGTAAAGTAATATCCAGTTTGGATACCACTGATTGTAACAGCAGTTCCTACTATATCAGTATTCCTTAAGTAAGAATTTGTAGGAATGTACATGTCAAATACAATACCTGTAGAGGCAACACCTACACACGTTGTACCAACTCCTACTATTTCTCCAAAGTCCCCTTCATAAGTAGAAGAATCATTTATTTCTCTTGTTACATTGGGAACTTCAATAAGAACTTCTGGTACAGAAGTAGTAGTGTATCCTGTACCAGCAGAAGTAACTGTGATAGCAGAAACTGCATCCCCTGTAAGAGTTGATGTAACAGATGCTCTAGTTGTTGTTCCTAAACCAACTGGAGTACCGATAATCACATTAGGAGCAGCAGTATATCCTGTTCCCCCCAAACTTACTGTTACAGCAGAAATTGTACCAGCAGCAGATACAACAGCAGTCGCAGCCGCTCCTACAATATTATCTTGAGAAGTTATAGAAATCTTTTGAGTCTTGGCAGTTGTTTGATCTTCATTACTAGGATCAAAGAATGTTCTTACACTCTCTACAAATATCACAGTTGAACCTACTCCCACAGATTGAATAATGAATGTAGTAGGATTGATTAAGGCCTCTAACTCTTCACGACTCTTACTAACTATTTGACCATTGATAATCTTATCAACACCTTGTTTACACCATGTAACTGTTCTCTTACAATTTGGATCTCCATTGATACCAACACCTGTATATGCATTAGTATCCACAATATCTGTCGCTATAACTTCTTTCACTAACCTCTTGTCTTCTTCTATGGAATCAGTGCAAAGATCTCCATCACCTCCAATTTGAAGAGTGTCTCCTTTCTTAACAGTTTCTAATACATCCTTGAATGTAACATCAGTATCACCACTTCCTTTATAGAAAAGAATCTTACATGTATCACCATTAAATGATCCATCAGTTTCACGTCCTTTAGGAGCTTCAGAGAATGTTAGAATACTTCCATTTGTAAGGGTGTAACCCTCCCCAGGCACTTGAAGAGTATCGTTAACAAAGACAAGAATAGTTGATTGAACATCAATACTAGATCCCTCTCGTGCTTTAATGGTAATTGGAGCACCATCTTTCTTCAAGGTAAATACTTTCTTGGTTCCATTAAATTCACTTTGAATCTTATCAAGAACTTCAAGTTGTCCGAAATGCCAACCAGCAAATGAATCAGTAGAGACATCCTGTATTGTAATCTGAAATTCTGCAAAAGTTTTAGATGGATCGGTAGGAATACCAGTTGTTCCCATCTTAGGAACAGTAAGAATTTGATCATCCGCATATCCATAACCAGTATTCTTTATTTCAAACTGTGTAACACTAGATCCTTGACCCACTACAATATCAACAGTGGCTTGAGTTCCAATTCCTGTTGTTCCTGAAGAACTGTACACCAAAGGAATATTTGTATATCCAAGTGGTTCATCAATTACAACATCCATTCTTCTGCTAACTGTTCCACATCTTGAGTAGAAGTGTGCTCTGGTAGAAACACCACTATTAATAGTAAATGAAGTGGTAGTCCCAACAGTTAAGATGGTAGATCCACTCGCAGCAGGATCAGTACCACTATCAGAATTGTTTATATCTCTAGGTGCAATTAAAGCAGGTTGTATTGTACCACCTGATGCATAGAATGTAGGAACAGTTGAAATACCTGCATTTATTGTAAACTGTGTAGCACTTGCCACTCCTGTAACAGGGGTTCCGCAATATGCAGGATCAGTTGTTCTAGGATAACTATGAGTTGCAGCACCATCATCCAATGCACAAGTGAATGCTAATCCAGTAAGCACCACATCACTTGCTTTACCCGTAACAGACAATCCATGAGCACTAGATGTGGTGACTGTCATGATACCTGTAGTATTGTCGTATATGGCACTATTAACGCCCACAGCAGGGAGGTAATCACATGTGAATGCGATTCCTGCTAACTGAACTTCTTGCCCTACTGCAAGACCGTGGGCTGCCGTTGTAGTGATCGTTGTGATACCAGTTGTAGAGGTATAACCAACATCATAGATATCTTTAGGTATATAAATGACTTGACCGTTCGTAATTGCTATTCCTGTGATATGTCCATTAGTAATTGCAGCAGTACCAATACCAATCAATTGTGGTTGAAGAGTAGTTCCTGTTTGAATAGCAACATTAACAGTTGTCTGAACTCCTATTCTATATCCTGATCCACTATTACCAATACTAATAGAAGAAACAGTTCCAGCAGAAGAAACAATTGCCGTTCCACCAGCAGCAACAAGTGGTTGATAACCCAGACCACCAGTAGATCCTACAGAAGCAACTACGCCACCAACAGGAATATTAGAGTTGTTAGGATCACTTGCAAGAGAAGTTGCGGTTCCTGTAAATGTTATTGTGGTAATTCCTGAACCTTGAGATAGGGTATAATCTTGATCTTCTTCTAATGTACCAGTTGGTCCTTGGAAAATTCCGTTAATAAGAATACATGCATTATTTGTAGAGAAACCTACAGCATTTGAACCATCTGACTTTAAAGTAAATGTTTTACCAACACCAGTAAATCCTTCAGATATATCATCAAAAACTTGGTTGGTTGCATAAGGTCTATTACTACTATCCGCAGCTGCTCCTCTCATGAAGGTTCTTCCTTGGAAAGTGGAGAATGTAGTAATACCTACCCAATCTCTACTATCAGGTTCATTAGTTGTAGAACTAATAGGAGTTGGTCCTAAAGGTGCTGCAACAAAATTAATGGTATTTTCAACAATATTATAATCACCATCAACTTTAGTAATTAAAGAATTTATAGTATGAATTCCTAATACTGTTCCCATCCATTGACGATCAACGAGAAGGAAATTAGTGCTCCCAAATCCTACAGTATTAACCTTCATTATCTCTTCATTGATCTTAAGGAGATCTCCACCGAAGATAGATGTGACTCCCGAAGTTTTTACTGTTACATCTGCAATTCCTAATTGATTTGTTAATCCAGTAGTAACCGCAGTGGCAACAATTGGTTGTTGAATTGCATTATCAATTCCAATCAAACACTTAGTATTTTGATTACGTGCCGTTATTGTATGTGCTACCCCTGTACCAACTGCGGTTAAGTGTAATTCAGTTGGAACTGTTTTTAATGCATCTTCTGCAGTCTTAGCAAACTTAAGAGTTGTTTCATCAACCTTGATTGCATATACGGTAGAAGGAAGAAGAGTAGTAGTACCAATACCTGTAATAGTAGTTGTAGCAATTCCAATTGGAGTATCAGCCCCAGCAGAATAGGTAACCTCTTCACCACTTACGAAGAAGTGCTCTGGAATTGTTACACTATTCTTAGTTAGATCAACTACAGTAGAATCACTACCATCAAATGCTCTAGCAAATATATTTCTTCCATCATGTTCTAAATTAAATGCTCTAACAACATCAACTCCAGTTCCTTCATACTGTCCAAATCCAGCTCTAATTGATGCATTGTTAAGATCAATCTCATCTACTGAAGTAATAGCAGAGTTTTCTGCAGCAATCTGCAAACTCATCTGGAAAACACGAACCTGAACATGAGTA